AATAATTGATCGCATGATAAAAGTTGTTGATAAAAAATTTAATTTGGTCGTATGGCCAAAATCTTTGAATATCAAAGATATAAATGATATGATAATTAGTGGAAAGACACCAGCACAAGTTCAAAGACTTATATATAATAACACATATTGCGGTCTCGAAGCATTACAACAAATAAACAATTGGAAGAAGGTATAAATGGTCTCTAACGAAGAAATATCAGTAAATAAGCGTAACGGTAGAGGCAAAGAGTCCTTGAATATAGAAAAGATACATAGTATGGTTGGGTTTGCAACAGAAGGTATAACAGGAGTAAGTGCCTCTCATGTTGAAATGAATAGTGGTATACAATTTTTTGATGGTGTTAGTACAGCAGACATACAACAAATTTTAATTAGGTCAGCAAACGATTTAATTACATTAGAAAATCCTAATTATCAATATGTTGCTGCTAGATTATTACTATTTCAATTAAGAAAGCAATTATTTCATAGACTATGGGATCATCCTAAGTTTATTGATCACATCAAAACATTAATAGATAAAGGTTTATATGATAAAGATATTCTAGTAAATTATGATGAATCTGAAATAGATAGAATGGGTATGTGGATAGACCACGAAAGAGATTACAATTTTACTTATGCAGGACTAAGACAAGTCATGGACAAATACCTAGTACAAGATAGAAGCACAGGTGATATATTTGAAACGCCACAGTTTATGTATATGATGATATCTGCTACATTGTTTGCACAGTATTCGAAAGACAAGAGAATGAATTATATTAAAAAATATTATGATGCTGTAAGTAAATTTAAAATTAATATTCCTACACCTGTTATGGCAGGAGTAAGAACACCACTTAGACAATTTGCTAGTTGTGTATTAGTTGATACTGATGATACTTTGCCTTCTATTTTTTCTAGTGATATGGCAATCGGTCGTTACGTTGCTCAACGAGCAGGTATTGGCATCAATGCAGGTAGAATTAGAGGTATCAATAGTCGTATTCGTGGTGGTGAAATACAACACACAGGTGTTATTCCTTTTCTCAAAAAGTTTGAAGCAACTGTAAGATGTTGCACACAAAATGGTGTTCGTGGTGGTAGTGCAACTGTACACTTTCCTATTTGGCATCAAGAGATAGAAGATATACTTGTATTAAAAAACAATAAAGGCACAGAGGATAATCGTGTTCGAAAACTTGATTACTCAATACAAATTAGTGAACTATTTTATAAACGATTTATCAATGATGAAGATGTTTCTCTTTTTTCACCACATGATGTTGACAACTTATATGATGTATATGGCAGTCCTGAGTTTGACGCATTGTATGAAAAGTATGAGAGAAATAAAAAGATACCAAGAAAGACAATAGGTGCTCAAAAATTATTCATGGAGTTGTTAAAAGAAAGAGCAGAAACTGGTCGTATATATATTATGAATATTGATCATTGTAATACTCATTCATCTTTTAAAGATAAAGTTTATATGTCTAATCTATGTCAAGAGATTACACTACCTACTAAACCTGTTCAACACATAGATGATCCTGAAGGTGAGATTGCATTATGTATTTTATCTGCTATCAACTTAGGTATGATTAAAGATAAAGAAGAACTAGAAGAACTTTGTGATTTATCTGTAAGAGCATTAGATGAAATTATAGATTATCAAGAATATCCAGTAGAGGCAGCAAAGAAATCTACTGAAGCAAGAAGAAGTCTTGGTGTGGGTTACATAGGACTTGCTCATTATCTTGCAAAGAACAAAGTAAAATATAATAATCAAGAAGCATGGAAACTAGTTGACGAAGTTACAGAAGCATTTCAATATTATCTATTGAAAGCAAGTAATCAGTTAGCACAAGAAAAAGGTAAGTGCGACTATTTTGAACGCACAAAATATGCTGATGGTATACTCCCAATAGATACATATAAGAAAGATGTAGATAATATAATTAAGAGAAAGTTAAGTTATGATTGGACTAATCTTCGCAAGGAAATTAAACAGTATGGGTTACGACACAGTACGCTCTCGGCTCAAATGCCGTCAGAGAGTAGTTCGGTTGTTTCAAATGCCACGAACGGTATTGAACCACCTAGGGATTACCTATCTGTTAAGAAAAGTAAAAAAGGAACGCTCAAACAAATAGTTCCTGATTACAATAGACTAAAGAATTTTTATACATTATTATGGGACATGCCTGATAATGAAGGTTATATAAATATCGTTGCGATTATGCAAAAATATTTTGATCAAGCAATATCAGGTAACTGGTCTTACAATCCTGAAAACTATGAGGGTAATGAAGTGCCACTATCAACAATGGCAAAAGATTTACTCACTACATATAAGTTAGGATGGAAAACATCTTACTATCAGAATACATATGATGGTAAAAAAGAATTAGATGAACCAACACACTCAGTTGGTTGGCATGATAATATAAAAGAAGAACCAAAGGAGATTATATTGGATGACCAAGAAGAATGTGAAGCCTGCGCCATCTAAATATTTTCACGAAAAAATAGAAGAGGAAAATAAGATACTAGAAATAGGATTGAAAGAATCGAGAAGAGCAAAAAAAGAAAGACAAGAGAAAGAGAAGAAGAATGACAAAAGTATTTAATACAAAACAAGTTGACTGGATGAAACAACCAATGTTTTTTGGTGCAGAACCCAACACACAAAGATTTGACCAACAGAAATATCCTGTTTTTGAAAAGTTGAATCAACAACAATTAGGTTTCTTCTGGAGACCAGAAGAAGTATCTTTACAAAAAGATAGAAATGATTATAACTTATTGTCAGATGAACAGAAACATATCTTTACATCTAATCTAAAGTATCAAACATTATTAGATAGTGTACAAGGACGTGGTCCATGTCTAGCATTCTTACCATTCTGTTCTCTACCAGAACTAGAGTCAATGCTTGTTGCATGGGACTTTAGTGAAACAATACATAGTCGCTCTTATACATACATAATGAAAAATGTATATTCTAATCCTACAGAGGTATTAGATACCATTGTACAGACACCAGAAATTATGGCAAGAGCAGAAACAGTTACAGCAGCATATGATAAGTTTATCGAATATTCTCATAAGTATCATTTGATGGGTGAAGGTAATAGAAAAGAATTGAAAAAATTATTATATCTAACACTTATCAATGTAAATATACTTGAAGGTATCAGATTCTATGTTTCATTTGCTTGTAGTTTTGCATTTGGTGAACTCAAACTTATGGAAGGTTCTGCTAAAATCATATCATTAATCGCAAGAGATGAAAATTTACACCTTGCAGTTTCACAAAATATTATCAACAATTATCGTAAACATGAGAATGATAAAGAGATGTTACAGATAATCAAAGAGACCGAACAAGAAGTTTATGATATGTATGATACTGCTGTTCAACAAGAAAAAGAATGGGCAAAGTATTTATTTAGAGAAGGTTCTATGATTGGTTTGAATGATAAATTATTAAATCAATATGTAGAATATATGGCAAACAAAAGAATGGTTGCAATAGGACTTAAACCAGTTTATGATCAACCAAGAACAAATAATCCTCTACCGTGGACAACACATTGGTTAAGTAGTAAGGGTTTACAAAATGCACCACAAGAAACAGAAATAGAAAGTTATATTGTTGGTGGTATCAAACAAGATGTTGATACAGATAGCTTTAAAGGATTTAAACTATGAGCAACCCAAACTTAAAAACTGTATGTGACCATTGTAGTGCGAACTACATTGTTAGACATGATTTACCAGACGATTACATAGAACAATACTGTCCTTTTTGTGGTGAAGAACACGAAAATATAGAAGAAGATGTTATCGATTATGACGAAGATACAGAATAAATGGACTTATCAAGATAAACCAGTTGAAGAACTACCAGAAGATTGTGAAGCATTTGTTTATCTAATAACAAATCTGATTGACCACAAGAAGTATGTGGGTAAGAAGTTAGCAAAATTCAAAACTACAAAGAAACCACTCAAAGGCCGAAAGAACAAAAGACGAGGCACAAAAGAGAGTGATTGGAGAACCTATTGGGGTTCAAACTCCAATTTAGTTGATGATGTACTTAGATTAGGTGAACATAGATTCACTAGAGAAATATTACACTACTGTCCTAGTAGAGGTGTCGCAAGTTACCTAGAAGCACAGGAACAATTTGAGAGAAAAGTTTTAGAGACCGATGATTACTACAATGGTATTATCAATGTTCGCATTGGCGGATCAGAAATCTTACGAGAATCGCTCAAAAAATACTCAAAAAATTAAT